CAGGACAGTAATGCCGTTTCCATATCCGATGTACAGGATATGTTCGACGAAACTGTTTTTGTCGATTTGAAAAACGCAGCGATCGCGCAAGCTTTCGCGAACGTTGATCAGACCGAACTACTGCTTGGAGCTACCTTAGGTGAAGCGCCCGAAACGTTAGCTTTTATTGCTAACCTCTTTAGGCGCCTCATCTCCGTCGTTAGGTTTTTCCTAACGAAGAAGGGCAAGATTGCTGTATTAAAACGGCTTCGGAAAATCACAGCCAAAGAAGCAGCCGACGCTGTGTCGGATGCATGGCTGGAACTCCGTTACGCCGTTCGCCCACTAGTCTTCGAAATGGATCAGGCTGTAAAAGCCTTCAAAAAATCCATCGAAGCAAATGAGCGGTTCGTGGCTCGAGGAAAGGCAACATGGGACGACACTTATGTCAACTCATTTTCACGTACCGTCTATACTCGACTGAGTGTTACTCAGCGGGAAGAGATACGTGAAGTCTATAGTGCTCGGGCAGGTGTTTTATATAACCTGTCTAGCGATATAGATGGCCTTTCTTTAACGCTGGGGTTAGGTAACCCCATCGAGTCGGTGTATGAGCTAGTTCCTTTTAGCTTCATACTCGATTGGCTCCTGAACATCGGGGATATCCTCGCTGCTTGGGAAACAAATGCCTCTTTATTGGTGCAAGGATCATGGGTAACTGAGCGATTATATCGTGAAACCAAGATAACTGCTGTGTCTCCAGTTGAGACATGGACAGATATCGGTTATACGAACGTTCAGTTTACTATAGAACCCCAAGATCCATGTACGGTTATCGAGGATGTGCAATTACGCACAATAAGTCCCGATAAACCGGTGCTACCGTCAGTCAATGTAAAACTTGACCTGGCCAAAATCTTAGACCTAGTGACAATAGCTAGAGGGTTGTTTCGCGCGACCGGAAGGCATTGATCACGCTTCAAACAGGAGTTCACTATGCAGGAAAATACCATTACCCTGGCCGTCGATGAGACGAACACAGGGTCCACGACCGATATCACGTATCGCCGATATGAGGAAGGTCAAAACAAGGCTGTTTATGTAAGCCCTGATAACACTCTTCTCAATCGGGATCAGCTGGCCTTTTTCAGGTCACTGCCGAAGGTGAACGGTAATTTCAG